CATCAGTGAACTGACTCATATCATCGATGAAAGTCCACTCTGTTTCCACCAAATCATCAACAACCATTTCACTAACGATCGATTTTGCATCATCAAATTTACCTCCATCGACAAGAATCTCTAGACGTGAGGCATATGTGTTTTCAAGAGTTTCGAGACAGGTTTCACGGATGTCGTTGAGCATGGTAAAGTCCATTTTTTCAAGTCTAATAAAATTGTTTTGGATTGTCAATTTTCTAGTTTCCAATCTTTACTGCCACCAACAGGAACCCAGAAAAAGTAACATTCATTCAGTGACTTAAGATGCAACCATCTAGAACCATCTGCCATTTCACGTTCACTCTCAACAGTACATGAATGAAACATATCCATCTCATTAGCAAACCTATTTTTCGCCTTACGAGATAGTGGAGTCACTGAAACTCTTTTGGTTTTTTTCTTGGTCATTTTGGTTTATGTTACAGTGTTATTGTAAGGCATCAGAGAGCGCGTTCCTCTTGCTCTGTGACACTTTCTTGATTGGTTTTTGATACCGAAGCATTTTGTTTTGTGTACTCTGAAAAGATCGACCATAATCGATAATCTTTCCATGATGAATTAGAGCAAACTTCTTTCCTGCTGGTACTATTGCCCACATGCCATCTGGTGAAACATATGATAACAATGGTTCAGGATCTAAAAGAGTTGAGTTGTGATTGTAATACTTGTTTTTCATTTGATATGTTATTAATTATCGACGAATCTCACTGATAGCAGGTTGACCTTGATTGAAGACAACATCAACAACTGCCTGCACTTTGCGGGCGGTACTGATACCAACAGAGTCATAGGTAGGAATACAAACAAGACCAAAAGTCTTCTCAGTGCTACCCAAACGGATCACACGTCCGATGCTCTGACTGATACCAATGTAGTCCATGTTACGCATGAAAATGACTGCCTCAAGACCACTGACGTTGATACCCTCAGACAGAATAGAGTGGTGAATGACTACAAATTTCTTGGTGTCATCTTTACCCCATGCATTGAGAGTATCGAAGAATTGCTCACGATTGACTTTCTTACCGTCAATGATTGCACCAGTCTTAGATGTGATCGTCATCCAAGAATAACCACGTTTGCGAAGTTGAAGACAGAAGTCAGACTGAGACAAAAGACCAACAATCTGTTTCGTAGTACGAGCACAGATCAGAGTTTTATTGATGTTATTGTCATCAATAGTCTCAAGCAAGTTGTCTGCATCCTCTGCATACATGACCTTGCGACCTTTAACCAAAGGCAGTTTCTTAACTACAACTTTAGGAGGGAGAATGTAACCCTGTTGAACAAGTTCAGGAGCAGGAACATTGATAAGAACCTGACCATAAACTTTGCCATCATTCATTCCTGGTTTCTTAGGAGTCAGAGAATGTTTGGGAGTTGCAGTATAGAAATAGCAACGATCTGCGTTCTCTGAAAAGAACTCAGTGGCAGGAAAGAAGTTCTTCTGCACACTGTTGTGTGCTTCATCGAAGTAGATTGTGTTCACTTCGATGTCAGCATTCATCACACGATGGAGTGAATGATAAGTGGTAAAGATAATGCAGTTCTCACCCATACTACGAGCACAGTTAGCATAGAGGTGAATCTTATCGGAATTAGTTGTGCTAGTGTAATGTGTCTCACCACTGTGGACATGCATCACATGCAGATAAGGATCACTGTTGTTAGGATCAATAACCTCCATGAACTCAGAGCACAGTTGCTCTGCAAGTAAGATACGGGGAGCAACAACAACGGTGGTAGTGCCGTTGTTGATAACTTCATGGCGTTTCTTGGTGTCCATAATCATGGTCAGAGTCTTGCCACCACCAGTGGGCACAATTACCTGACCTTTGTTATAGGAAAGCATACGGTTGATGATGCGATCCTGATGCGGGCGAAGCGTGATGGTCAAAGTCGTTCCGTCGATAGATCAATTATACACAAAAAAACCCCGTCTTGCAACGGGGTGGACAGAGTGATAACCGTCACATAATCAGAACTGACGGAGCATCTTTTCGGTTTCGGGATCAAACTTCTCTCGGATGCCACTACTAGGCAACCAATCTTCTGGACCAGTTTCCATCATTTCATCATAAAGTTCATCAAAATCATTATACTGATAATCAAATTCGTTGTTCATGATTAGAGAAAATCGGGTGGTTGTTGTTGAGCGTTTCCTGGTTGTGGTCGGTCTGGACCTGTGGCAACTGGTGTTACCATATCAAACTTTTCACCAACTGCAATCTTATCACGGATTGCAGCAACTTCATTAGCAAGATGCACAACATCTGCTTGAGTTTTATGAATTGAACCTAAAACCAGTTGTTCTAGTTCACCAAGACGGCGGTCGATTTCACCTACCGTTGCCATTGTGGCACTTAATTGTTTCTGTAATCGTTCTTGTGTATGAACGGAAGCACGTTGATCTGCCATAATCAGTTCTATGTTAGCGGTCTATTTATCGAAGGTAAAGATAACTACCTGCCCAATCACAGGTAGAGATAACCTGACTGTAAGAGGCATCATTCATAAGGTTGAATCGAACACCTTTTGCGGGAGATTTCCAACTAGCGGATTTATATACATCTCCAGTATTTTTATCCACAAAAGCGTGAACAGAACGAGATCCACTAGTATCGACCATGATAATTTTATGGTATTTACGACCAGTTTCAATAAGAAACTGATACAAATCACCTTTACCAGATTCAATTTCTTCTGCTTTACGTTTGTGATAAGCAGAATCGACAAGAGTTTCTGCTGATAGAGCAGAACGAAGATGTGATTTGATGCAATACCTGGCAAAGTTCTGAACCAAAGCATCACATAATGCTTCGGTACGATTCAGAACTGAAGTGATGGTGGTGGTCATGTCTGTTTCTTTGACTCTTTAATAATACACCCCTCAGAGACCTCTACAAGGGTCTGTGGGACAGTTTATCAAGTGGTTACGAGAGATTGGTTGGTTTAATCATCACAACCTCTCCGCCAGTCATTGATTCGCACTGAATCTTTGCATCTTGTGAGTTTTGAGAGATTGACTCAAATTCAATGGTCTTAAGACCTTGATTCGCTGTGCGAACTGTGGCGGTGAATGAATAAGTCATTGATCGAAATGTGGAACTCCCCATATATTACCATGACTTTTGTTTGTTACGCAATCTAGGCGCTCCTTAGGGGACAGTTTCTCAACCTTCCACCCATACTCTCCGCTAGTTACAATCTTAGGCATTATATTAAAAGATAATGTAACTCTGGTGTCTCCTTGATTGGGTTTATATCCATGAATCAATTCCGATGACCATAAGATTAACTCCCCCTCTTGTGCTGTGAATGATTGAGGTTCAGTATATTTTGTATTATTGTCAGTCATCAAGGATATATTTGGGGTTGGTGGAGCAAACATATGTGAATTCTGTGATTTATAGAAATAAGTTGGTGAATGAATGTTTGCATCAAAGTTCACATAATATATGCCACTGAGATATGAATTGGTGTGATAGTGTGGGGATTGCGTACCACCAGGACCACAAAGATTTAGCCAACTATCAGTTATGATAACACCATCTACAAGGTGATCTCCCTTAATTTCTTTACAAAATGTCTCTGCTTGTTCCTCAATCCAAACAGACAATCTCTCTAACTCAGGTAAATCAAGAACTGAACATGAGTCCAAATGTTTTAGTTCATCAGATCCGAAATTTGTCCATGCAGTATCTCTTATTTTTTCCATCTCATCAAAAATGGTCCTTTTCATATTTTCATGAAAGGGACAAGGCACTACGGCGAGAGGTGAGGGTAGAATTTCAAAAATTTCCATTATTATGAATCAGGGAAATATGGTGAGGTGTTAAAACTAACAGTTACTCTAGTCTCATCACTCTTATTTTCTCTACTGCCATGCTCTAACCAACTAGGGAAGAGATATAAATGATCTTCTTTAATTGGCATGTCATGTTCATACTCATTCCATTCTGATGGACCATCATGCAACTCACACATTCTGTATCCTTGAAGAGGAGAAACAAAATAAAGATCTCCACTATTTTCTGGCAACTTCAAATATAGTGCGCCACTGATCGTACTAAACTCATGTCGATGTCTGTTTGTCCAACCACCAGGAGGCAACTCATTATACCATGCGTTACCAATCATAATTGGTTTGAGTTTCATCTTATCAACATAGTGCTGCATACATTGCACTACGACTTCAACTAATGGACGGGATCCATCAACTCTAAATGGATCCCAACGACCATGACTTGACTCCCCCATAACAGCAAGAAAGTGATGTCCTTTCTGTCCCTGAGTATCAATAATCTCCTTAAATGTGGAAAGAGCAGAGGACCCCGAAAGGTCATACTCTTCCACTAAAGTTGGAAACAAATTCACTTATCACTCTTCTCCAGATTTGCCTCTGCGAGGACAAGTTGCATGTTCTCGAAGATGGTTTGTCCACCTTTTGCGTGTGCCTTGATATGATCCATGTGAGTCTTTTCTCCATCTTCAACCCACTCGAAGGGGATGATTTCACCAGTGAGAGCACACTTCTGATCCTGTTGAGACCAGAGAGGAATCCTCCACTCTTGAGGTGCATAACGAACAGGATCTTTCTTGACAAAGATACCACGTTCTTGCATCACGGGCATGACAACATTGTCCAGGAATTCCTTGCGGTGCTTCATCTTGTAGAAAGTATTAGCACCGTAGAGGTCAGCGAACGTACACATGTTTGTTTGTCCGTTTGCACTGGTTTCATACTTGGCAGTAGAATCAGACCAGAAAGGTTTGATGAGTTCCATGTATGTCTTGAAGAAAGAATCGTAATCCAACTTACGCTTACTGTCCCGTGCAAGTTCACCACCTGACTTGTAGACATCCGACAGAAGAATGTAAAGATCGATCAAACGATTGCGACCCTTACTATTACTACCACCACCAGAGATAGTGCCATACTCTTTCAGGTAATCACGAACGAAGGGAATAAAAATACTCTCAAAGAACTCTTTGAACTCAGGGAACTTCTGTTCAGTAATAGAGTTGGGAGTATACTCTTCGTCAAGAACCTTGGACTGCCAAGGATCATTCGAGGTGGAAACACCTGCAGCATAATAGTTTGCAAGTGATGCAAGATATGCACAAAACTTGTAGCGAAGTGTATTGGTCTTCGTTACAAACGAGGTCTTGTCATTGGAGAGACAGAAGGTCTCTTTGTAGAGATCATTCATGTCACGAATCCAACCACAAATATCTGCGGTGGAACAGTTACGAAGTTCCTCAGCATTGAGGTTCTCGTTGTCATTCAGTTTGCGGAATAGATCAGAACGCTCATCACGATTCAGATCCTTGTACTCAATGAACAGGAACAGTTGGTTATCAATAGACTCAGACAACAGAAGGAAATCTCCACCCTCTGCAATCAGATTCTCACGGGTGTAGTAGTTAGTCTTGCACAGAGCAACAATAACATCATCACCATTGACGTTGATAATATAGTTGCCAGGTTCAAGGCAGACTTTGTTGTCATACCAATCGATCAAAGTATCAGATCGGTTACCACCATCAATGTGGATGTGAGTGTAACCCTGATCGATGAAAGATTGCATGTGGTCGATGAACTGAATGTCACGGGGATTCCCGTAACGAGATGCCATCGGTTGCAAGTTGTTGATGGTCTCTACCAAATTCACCAAGTGAAAGAGAGTAGTAGAGGAGAAACCATGAGCAACTGCACTCATATAAGAAGACTGTTTACCAGGAATAGAACGCCACACAGATTCACGTTGAACAGTGCGGTCACGTCCACAATCCCGTAGAATATCAATGAACTTAAATGCGGGTTGGTGGTGCATCTTCATCGCGAGTTTGCGATAAGTTGTCAGCGACGTTTTCGCGACAATATCGACCTTACCGAAACCGATGTTTTCTTTCTTGCTGGACATAATAAAACTCCTTGGAGTATAAGTGGATGTCATCGTGGGTCGAAACCCGTCAGACAAAAGTAGTATGTCAGGTTCTGGCAGGATTGTCAACCCCCTAACCCATAAGAAATTAAAATGGGTCGGCACTTGACCGACCCGTGGCATCTTGATACAATTACTCTGTCAGAGTTCAATCAGCATTTTGCTCTGCTTCTTTAGAGTCTTTTTCTAAAACGTCCAGCATTTCTAATGCACCTTGAATTTTGAGAAATTCTTCTCTTTTTACTTCAAACGTTTTTTGCATTTCTTGTAGTTCTTCTCTCAGTTTTTCGGAACGTTCTGTAAGTTCTTTTGCGTAGTCTGTCATGATAAATTTCACGTTTTTCATTATTTATCACAATAAATAGGGATATAATAGTAGCTATAATAGTCATGGATAATCCAAAGTTAGTTTATGATCCCGAACAGCAGAGGATTGAAGATGAAATTGATGCAAATCCACAACCTTCTACTTTTCCTCTGACTAGATATTCTCTTCAAGCAGATGAACAGGTTTACAAAACCCTATCAACTGTTGGAGACTTTTATTGTTATGTTTGGTTTCAACCATCGCAATGGGATCTCGATAGAGATAATGGAGAATATAAAATTGTAATTAGAGGAAATGAAACTACTTCAAGAAATTTAGCTGATGAAGATGGAGGAGTTATTCAAAAATTTGTATCTCATACATGTAAAATTGTTTTTATAGATTGTTTTTTCAGAAAGACCGAAACTCCATACAAATCAAACAGAGATCTTAGAGATTGTGCTAGATGGATCTCAACTGTTGCGGGAAGATATAATGGAAATAGAGATAAGATTTTTATTCTTGATGAAGATGATGATACCTTACATAGAGTAAATATAGACTCCGAATCTCTTTCGATGTCTGTAACTGAATCGGTAACTAGTATTGCTAGAGAATATCCAAGAACCCAGATGATGCATGGCGAAACATTTAATGAATTGCCTGAGGATGTAAGAAATACTATTTCTTCTGGAAGTATTGAAAGCAATCCCGATGACTTCTTTGACCCATCTGAATTATCTTCTCATACTCTTGCAGTTACTTGGGATCGGTTGTTTCAATCTGGAGCGATAAAGTTTAGCAAACTGGAAGAAAAATTCAATGGTGATAAAAGAAATACCAAACTTAGTGAATTTTACCGAGGTGGCAATAAGATTCTTGATATTCTTGCTCATTTGAATGAGGTTCCAACAAGTGGGACAATCAAAGCATCAGATATGAGAAATACCACCAATAAACTTATCTATGACATTCAAGGCAATGGCAATACGGTAATTATGAGGTGGCAGATTGTTGCTGATGAAACTGTTTGGAAATCATACATAACAAAAAAAGTTCGCGTGAGTGGTCGTCTAGGGACAAATGGTCCTAGCGGAAGAGCCTTTAGATGGAATCAAGATATGGGTGGAAGAGGAGAGATGGTCGTTTCGGGTAAAATTTATGGTTGGGCTGGAGAAAAAGGAGCAGGAAACGGTGGTAACGGTGGTAATGGCGGTCCTGCTGCACATTTCGCTTCACCCGTTCATGTAAAAAGTGGTGCATTTGGAAGTGATGCAGCGGGTGGAGGCGGTGGTGGTGCCGGCGGTGGAAAAGGTGGAAAAGGTGGCGGCGGTGGTCATAGAGGAGTGAAAAGATGTGCTGGGTATTTCTGCTGGGGTTCCAAGACTAAATGTGAAAAAAATGGAGGTGAAGGTGGCGCCCCCGGCAATGGCGGTGCAGGAGGATATGGGAAGGGGTTTAGATGGAATGGATCTGCGTGGTATATCCCAGGTCAAGGAGGTCAAGGAGGTCAAGGAGGCTCAAATGGAAGCAATCGCGGTGGCGGCAAGGGCGGCAACGGTGGTAACGGTGGTAATGGCGGAACGTGGAACGTCAGCGGCGGAAATGGAGGAAATGGAGAGAAGGGTCAGAACGGAGAAAGAGACGAAAAGGGATGTGGATATAGAGGAGATAGAAACGGAAGAGATGGACGAAGCGGAGGAAGCGCTGGCAGAGCACAGGGCTGGGCTACTTTTAGTTCTAATGGAGCTTTATTTTACGATCTATGATGGTTGTCTTCCATTCTTGGGTCCACTAAATCCATATATCAACTCTGTACCTACTCCAGACTCTGAGGCAGTGATGGTAGTAACTGCATAAATGTTCTCTAATATAGTATTGTCTTCCCATGTGGAAATTTCATTTGATATATCTGAAGTTATCCAATTTTGATTAGTAAACATATTGGATGTTCCATGGACAAAATTTTTATGTGAGACGGATCTTTCCCGAAAAACTTTATAGTTGTCTTGGGGACTGGTTCCTGGCGCAGCAAGTTTGCTCCAAATGGTTGATAATGAAAAAGATATTTGTTCCGAAAGTCCTCCTGGTCCATAAGTAATTGTCATAGATGTTGTAGTATTTTCATCTGACAATATTTCATTGGCAATAATACCTGCAAGTCCACTGCAATTAATTCTTGCGAGGGATCCTTCTGAAGTTAAAGATTCAACTATATCAGTGAAGGTATTATTGTTATCATTTTTCTCAAAATCAAACTTGATAGTTTGCCTTTTTCTATTGATACGCATATATGTAAGCGTATAATCCAAATCATCCAATTCTTCTACATTTTGAATGATTTGCAATAAATTTTGTAAATCTCCTACAGACTGTCTTCCAGTAATTTCTGAAGCTATACCACAGATCATATTGATGGAAGGTTGAAATATTGGAACAGAATCAAAACTAATATGTTCTTCTTCTGGAGATGATGGATCACTTGGATCATAAAAATATATTTTGCTGTCAAATATGTGAGCAAATAAATTACTTCTTAGGATATGGTTGTCCCATAATTTATAAACACTGTTTTGTTTTACAACATCAAATCCGAATCCATATAGTGTAGAACCACCTAAAGTCTTTGAAATGGCAACACCACAATCTCTCCTATTTGATCTCTTATCATACCAAGGATAAGCAAATAGACTTGGATTTGATTCAACAATCAATTTGATGTTATCAACATCGGTTGATGTGAGTAGATTGGGATATTCTTCAGATCTTTGAACCTTTTCGAGTAATTCTAATTCTACCATTGTTAACTCCAGTCGTTTCCTTTTTGATAACCAAACCAGCAAACTATCGAATATCTATCTCCTTTAGTTACTGGTGTTACTTTATGTGGATATAAAAAATTACTTGGATAAATGTGAACTGAGTTTGAATAATTTTTCAACTCATAATTGTCCCAAAATCTAAGTTCTCCGCCCTCATAATCATCATTTATTGTATATGAAATAGTTACCGAACCAGAATCGCCATCAAGATCTGCATGATTTGATAATCTACCACCTACGGGATATTTACATAACCAGTAACCACTGTATTTATTGTATAGATCTACTTCTTTGGGAAGATAATTTTCATAATTAGCATATATTTTTGGCATTGTTTTAATTGCCACTTTATGACTCAGTTGCCATAACTCTTTATGTTCGTTGGGGCATAATTGAATATGTGATCTTAAAACATCCAATTCATAGTAATTGTCATCGGACTTATCACATTCTCCAAAGTCAAATTCTTTGCAAAGATGTATAAATCTTTTATGATCTTTTTCATTTAGAATATCTTCATATGTAAAGATAAAATTATATAAGTTCATTTAGGTAAAATATGATGACTTAATAAATCCAGAAATACTTACTCTTGGATATTCCACAAACCAATCTTTTTTAATTTGAGCACTATGGAAAATATATGATGGATATAGAACGAGTCTATTATATTTCATATTTACAAAATGATATTCTTCCCAAGAGTCGTCCATTGAATTTACATCAAGATCAACATATTCATTTTCATGATTTCTTATTTTTTCAAATTGCCACTCTTTATATTTCCAATATTCAGTTGTTCTCTTCCAAGACCTTTCAATATATTCAAGATTCATATCTCCAGCTTCAGAATGTCTGTAAAAAGAAGTTCCTCCTTTACATTCTTCCTCTGGATTTAGATATAAAACCCATGCAAACATTGCTGGATCAACATGCGGTTGCACACTTTTTCTCGCACATTGGACTCCACCCGCCAATACATTTAACTGATACGACCACGGAAAAGTGTTTATTTCTTTATCACTTAAAGTAATATCTGTGAATAAATGAATTAAATGATTAATGGATGTGTCAATTTCTGTAAATCTATGTGGCAATTCTCCATACCACCCAGGTATGACTGATTCCGAATTCAAAGTATTGAGAGCAACAGGAATGTGTCTAGTATACTCGTTAACTAATTGATCTGGATTTAGCAAAAAATCATCAACAACAATAAGAGGGTGATTTTTCTCCCCAATATTTTTGTTGTTGATGATGGCATCTGGATTGACTCTAATTTCATTAGGTTCGACAAAATTTATTTTCATTATAAAATCACCATTTTTGGTATTTATTTCAGTTTTTCAATCTCCT